CAATTATTATTGCATACCTGACGGATACCAAGATATGGGTCAATCTCCCAGTGGCGTTGAACTATCTTGTGATACTTAATAGGTGGTGCCTCACCATCAGTAAGAACCACACATTGAACTTTCTCAATATTATTCTTCTTTTTGAATTGAGGAATAATCTCATGAAGAGTGATGAGAGCATCATTCAAAGGAGTTCCTGATAAAGATAGTCCACTAGGAATTGGATAATATGTATAAACAGATCGATTAAATCCGTTAGCAATACGGAAGATAGTTTTCATTTGTTTATCTAATTCTTTCACCTTTGTTCTACTAGAGAACATATTCAAGAGAGAGAACGTCTCCTGAACATGTATGACACCATCTCTCTTCTTATATGCACTTGGTAGAGTTTTATAAACTCGTTCTCCATTCTCATCAAGATTACCCCTAACCTTAGGGAAATCATTAGTAAAAGAATAAACATCAAAAGGGATGTTTACCTTCTTACAAAACCAAATTAAATTATAAAGTTGCTTAACAGTGTCAGTGAGAACATCTGCCATAGATCCAGACCAATCAAGAATAAAAATTAATCCATGACTCTTACCATCAGGAACAACTGTAATTTTTTTGAATAAATCTTCGTTGTACTTATAAGTATGTAGTCTAGAGCAGTCTAAGACCCCAGTACGAGCAGTAGAAGAACGTGCATATGCGCTAGCAGACTTACGACACTCAAACTCCTTTACAAGATAATTAACTTCCTTCTGTGCAGACTTCTTAAACTCAGAATATCTCTTATCAACTTCATAAAATATTTGGGATCCATATCTACCATTCTCCCAACATTCGGGAACATTCTCATAAACCCGAGCATTATCAATAATAACTGCATCGAGATTGACTTTAGGAATCTCAAGATACTGATTCTCATGAGATTGTTCAGTGGTAAGATCCTTGATGGCATCATCAAAAGACTTCATCGTCTCAACGTCAAAATCACCACTATCCCCACGACTAGTTGTTTTGTCTGTTACATCTTGGGTAGATCCCTGAATATCAGCATCGACAGTATTGTTGGCTCCTTGAACGGATTCATTGGACGGGGATTCATGTTCTCCCTCCTCACTATCTGATCCCTGTGGTTCGGGGGAAGACCCACCATTATTCTGCTGTAATTGTACGCCTGGAGGGGACTCTGGTTGTTCATTCTTGCAGTAGTTATAAATTGCTTCTGAGGCATTCAATACTTCACTGAAGGTCTCACAGTCACGAACCATAGCAAGAAGTAAAGACTCTTCATCATTAAATGGAATGTTTACATAATTACCAATCTTGCAATATAGATTGATTTTATCTGCCAGATTATAGGCAGAGACATCTTCATCATCGATACCAAAGAAGTCTTCGTTTGCTAGTTCTTCATAACCCCGATAGAAGGTTTTGGAGAGACCAGCATAACGACGCTTCATCATCTTCTCAATGCGAGCGTCCTCAACAACATTCACAATTTGAGGTGGGATCTTACGATCAATACTCCAGTCCTCATCTGGTGTATATAGGGCATGACCAACTTCATGACCCACCAGAAGGTCATATACAGTATTTGATGCTTTATTCCATTGAGGAAGAGTTAGAACTCTGGTGTGGACATTGAACTGAGCAGTCTCGACAGAACGATGTTCTACCACCAGGTCTTCAGTGGCAAGGAGTTTTGCAAGTTGTCCTTTGACCTCGTGGTTGATAGTCATCAAGATTTATTTTAACTGAATACAGTATACAAAAAAGGGTTGCCCTTAGGACAACCCATGTGACGCTTTTTGAACTGGCGCAATGCTTCGCGTCTCGCTCTCATTGCTTGTGGTTTAAGTTTTCTTTTTTGTTCTTTTTTTGAGTGGTGTTGCCAATTAGGAGTTGTCATTGACAGTATCTAGGACATTGATAGTAGGATGCCATCCTATACTACTTAGTAAACTAATGTCCGCAACATTGTCTTGACGTTCTCCAGGGGTCAGTTCCTTAACTGGCAGATGCCCCATTCCCATTTTTTTAGCAAGATCCTTAACAAATACAGACTGTCCAGAACCAACAGAAACTGGTCCACAAATATCACTGGGAGCAAGATAAGCAATAGCACGACAGACATCCTGCACATGTATCCAATCTCTTTTATGATTAGTCACATAGGTTGCAGTCCCATCTTCAAGCATTCTATACATCATATCTGAGCGACTATCTGGACCATACACCGTAGTGAATCGCATTCCAACTGAATTGGGTGGTGCCATCTGCTCATTAATCCACTTGGTCATTGCATATGGATTTTCCCAATATTCTTCTTCAACTGCACTAGAAGAAGCATAAAGAAGTCTGGTATTTGTTTCTCTACACCAATCAAATAGTTTTTTTGCATTGACTACATTATTTTCATAGAACTTCTTAGGGTTCTCCAAACTCTCTCGAATATTAGCAAATGCTGCAAGATGAACAACTAGATCATAATCACCACCATCAAAATTCTCTACACCTTCGGGTCTATCAATACCATATACGTTTAAACTTCCAAAGACTTCTTTCAAGTAAGAAAATACACTTCTACCAATAAAACCATTATGCCCAGTGACTAAAACCCTCATACTGCCATCCTACTAAAACCTTTTATTTTTTCAAATTTTAACACGTTCAAGAACTTATCTCGCATTCCTTCTTTGTGAGAGATAACAAACGTGTTAGCATCCTTAATCACATACCGAATAATTTTCATAAATTCATCGGTCCCAAAACCATCAAGAGATGAATCGAATGTCTCATCAAAAACAATAAGGTTACAATTCAAGGAGTTCTTGATTTTAGCAATTTCTCTCCAAGTAAAAAGGAGCGCAAGATCGATCCGCATCTTCTCACCTTCACTAAATGAACAGTATGAGAAGTCCTCCTGAATAGGAGATTTGATTGACTCATTAAACTCCTCATCCAAACAGAAGTTAATAAAAAATTCCATCATCTGCAAGTACTTATTAACTTGACTGTTAATAAGAGGTAGATACTTTTTAATGATTTGGGTCTTTACTCCTCCGTCTTTTAGAAGGTCATACACAAAGTTACAGTTTGTAAGTTGATCTTTTTTAGATTCCGTTTCGTCAGAGACAACTTTAAACTGATTTTCTAAAACTTCTAATTTCTCATGTTCAGTATTTCTTTCTGCAAGTCTAGTGGCAACAGTTTGAATTTCCTGTTCAAGATCTCGGACTTGTCGCTGATATCCAGAGATCTTAGTATTGATTTGAGAAATCTCATGTGTAAGGTGAGTAACCTCTTTAGAAACTGTGGAGAAGTGACGCTCTCGCTCTTCTTCCTCGGCAATTGCCTCTTCCAGTTGTACAAAACCAGAACGCAACTCTTTTGCTTTATTTTGAGCGTCTTCAATTCTATTTATTCTAAAGGTCTCTTCAATGGATTGGGTGCAAGTAGGGCAAACCGTATTATCATTAAAAAACTTATGCTCTTCAGTAATTGCAGATACTTTTTGAGAAATCTTTCCTTTAAGGTTCCCCAACTGTCTCAATTTAGAAGTTGCTCCAGAATACTTCTCAAGTTTTTTCTGAGTGTCAATTAGTAGATTCTCAATATCTAAAGAATCTTTTAAAAGACTATCTTGAGTATCTGTTAACGTTTTAATTTGAGTCTTCTTAACTCCCATATCTTCAGCAGCAAGTCTCTCTACCTCACCAATGAAGTTTTTCTGCATCTTAATTTTATCCTCAAGATTTTCAGTTTTATAATCTAAACTGCGAATCTCATCTTTATTACCTTTAATCTTATCTTTAACGACCGTATTCATAGAAGAGAAGATCTTAATATCCAATAAATCTTCAATCACTTCTCTTCTAGATGCTGCAGGAAGTTGCATGAAGGGAATAAAATTACTGCTACCCAGAATTACAATCTGGGTAAAAGACTTATAGTTCATTTTAAGAACTACCCTCTCCAACCAAGTCTGCTGATCCTTTGATGCCGCATCAGAGTTTAGTAGTTCCCCATCTTTATAGATTTGGAATATTGTGGGTTTAATCCCACGTATAACTTTCCAAGTAGTGTTGCCTATTTTAAATTCAATCTCAACCAGACAATCTTTTTCATTAACAGAGTTAATCAAAAGTGGTTTATTCACACCACGATATGATTTACCAAATAGAGAGAACGTCAATGCATCAAGCATTGTACTCTTGCCAGCACCATTATTACCAATAACAAGAGTGGTTGATGCCCTGTTAAATTCTATCTCGGTAAATTGGTTTCCCGTGCTAAGAAAGTTCTTGTAACGAATCTTCTCAAAACAAATCATTAATCTTCGTCAGGTGGTATTACAAGGTCATTGGCAGTGATGATAGCGTAATTGTATTCATGCATCTCACAAGTTTGAATCATAAGATCAGTGTCCACATCAACAACTTCCAATTCTGGGTAGTCTTTATCTTCAAGCATCATAGAAAAACGAACAGCATCATCTTTTTGTTCAAACATATAAAGGATTTGATTACCTTCACTATTTGTAACTGAATATGCACCTTCTTTATTTTTTCCAGATACCGTAAGGATAAACATATTATATCAACTCACATGCCTGTTTGTAAACTTCATGTATTAAATGTTTAATTTCTGCTTTATTCACAGATGACTCAGAATCGTCAATATATTTACTTAGAATAGAAATAGTATCTTCAGACTCTGGATCATAGTCATCAAAGTTTGTTTCAACATCCACAAAGGTTTCAACAATCTTCATCTCGTTGATATTTGATCCAAGAAGTTTATCAACAAACTTTTCGTACTTTTTAGGATCAGTCTTCTTACGAACAATTAACTTAACAATCTTACCTTCATACTTTCTAGTATCAAAAGTTTGGTGTGGAGTATCATCATAATCAATAACCTCATACATTGTATATGGATTGTTGATTTGTTCTAGATTCATATTATTCGTATCTAGAATATGAAATCCTCTCTCGTCACCCATATCATTTGAATAAATCTCATATGGATTTCCTAGATATGATATTCGTCCATCTGTTGATCTAGTGTGATAGTGACCGCTGAAGACATGGGTGAACGACGTAAATAATTTGCCATCAAGACCCTCTTCCATGGTGTGTCCACGATAAGCAGGGAATCCTCGTAGTTCGAGATGCCCCATCGCGCACTTGCTACTACTAGTTTTAATACATTGATAGGTATTCTCAAAATTCTCATCATTAATCCAAGGAATGAATAATACATTTAACTTGCCCAACTTTCCTTCAGTTGGTTCCGAGTATACTTTAACATTTTTATATTCTCTGAGTAAGAGATCTACTGCATTTAAATTATTAGTGTTCTTATAATATGCAGTATGATTCCCAACAATAGTATGGATGGTAATTCCCATCTCTTGAAGTCGATCATAATAATTATCTTTTGCCCATGCTAATGCAGCAAAATCAATCCCTTTACGACTATCAAAAGTATCTCCCATATCAACTACAGTTTTAATTTTATATTTTTCCAATGTTGGGAAGAATACATCATTATAAAACTTTAAAAAATAGTCATGAAACTGCTTAGAATTTTTACGAGCACCAAAATGCTGGTCAGTAATAATCGCAACTTTCATCAATATCTAGACTTAGAGTGGATACTGTCTTTGATCTGATTATAATCTGAATAGTTTGCTCCGTCAATCGTGTTATCGTCGTAGAAGACTTCATCAAAACCAGTTCTTTCCAAGATCTTATTTTTGATCTCAAGTTGTTTCTTTTCCTTCTGTATACGACGTAGAAACGCGTAGTGAATAATTTGAGTAAAATAAGCAAACGGGTTTTGAGACTTCTTAGGGTCAAAGTTGTGAATATATTGAACACAATTTTCAATTCCATCAGAAATCATATCATCTTTAAAGATGTAATTTACAAAGTTTGGTTTAAATGACAAATGAGTTGCAATTTTTAAAAAGCATTCTCCCAGGTAATTTGTAATCTGTGGTTTTGGATCTCCTCTAGTTGCTGCTAGCTCCACAGAATCTCGATAAGTAATTAACGCTGCTAAAAACTCTTTGTTATTAACATAGTGAACTGATCTTTTTCTTTTAGTCATAGGTCCGATAACCATAATAGATATCTATACTCTTAATAGTATTATTATAACAAAATGTACAAATAAGCACAAGGCTTGACAAGACTCCTGAATCTATGTACAATAACCTTTGTGGAGGTTCAGAAAACACTATTAGCTTTCTTTGAATAACCTCTCTAAGATTTCTTTGGTATCGTGAACACTACCGATCCTTCCCATCTTTCTATCAATTTTTTGTCTGTACCCACTAGGATTCTCAGAATCAGTGAACTCTTTAGATTCTCTAATCCATGACTGGTACATCATAATCATTTCAATATCCTTAGACTCACTCATTGTCATGACATCACCTAGATCAATAATGAACATGTCATCACGAGTAGTCTTTAACCAAGGTTCCATCTTATAACCATGAACACCTCTCTTAGTTTTAATTTCAGAGAATGTAATTGGATTTGAGACAAGTAAGAATGTATTCTCATCTTCTGTACACGGTGAGACTTTTGAGAATATCTCTTCTCCCGATTTTAATTTTATTGTTGCGTAAAAATCATCTTCCATATTTTATTCTTTTAAATTTACATTTATGATGTCATAATTAAACCTTTCTTCATTATAAACTTTAATTCTTTCAATCAGGTGATTCAACGTATAGTTTCTTCTTGACCTATGGGTGCAATCATCGGAGATATCATATAACATTGCTTTTGTCTTGTTTTTTCCTTTTCTCAAGACTCTTCCGATAGATTGTAAGTTACGAATTCTGGATTTACTGGGTGAAGCAAAGACTACGTTATGTAGATTTCTTATATTTATTCCTGTAGAAAACACACCATATGAAGCAACAATAATGGCATCAGATTCTCTTTCAGTGATCTCTCTAACAAGTTCTCTTTCTTCCGTGTCTACCCCACCATGAACAAAGAATACTTTTCTATCACCTTTTTTTGCACCATCAATCAATTCAAAAAGAGGTTTACCATGAGTCTCTACTCTTGAAAATAGTATCAAAGTATTACCCTTAAGATCTAATACTAGATTTTTAATAAACTTATTTCTCTTATCATGAGTGATTATAAATTGAACCTCATCTTCATAGGTTGCAAATATCTGAGGATTATGTTTTAATACAAGACATGTAATATCAAGTTTAGACAGATGACCCTGTGCCATCAATTCTGCAGTTCTAATAATCTTGTAGGATGGTCCAAACAATCCCTCCAAAACCCACTTGTGAGTTTGTGTTCCATCCAGGGTTCCAGTGAACCCAAATCTATATTTGGCATGATGTAGTTTTGTCATTATAGATATTAAAGACTTACTCTTGAAGAGATGTGCTTCATCACCAATGACTACTTCATAATCTTCAAAAAATGCCCTGTCCAGTTTATAAATTGATTGCCAAGTAGTAATTGTTACAGGAGCATCTGTAATCTTTTCACGTCCAGAATAAATCTTGTGACAATATGACTGAGAATCCCAACCATAATCAGAAAAGTCCTTATACATCTGCTCTACTAGAGATGTCGTTGGGACAACTAAGAGAATTTTTTTCCCTTTACCACAGTAATACCGAACTACTGAGTAAATCATCAGTGATTTTCCTGAGGCAGTCGGTGATATCAATAATTTTCTATTATGTCTTAGAGCATCGTATACTCCCTCAATTTGATAGTCTCTGGGATTAATATGAGTAATTGAGTTAATATAATCTTTGACACCTTCTCTTGATATACCGTCGTTTACTTCAAACGGCATACCATAGAATTTATTGTCTTCAAATTTATACGAATAATTATAATTCTGACAAAATGATATAAGTTTATCTAATAACCCAATATAAATTTGCTTGGAACGCATATCAAATAAATGAATCTCACCGTTCCAATTCTTACCCCGATATTGTGGCATAAACTTGGCGTTAGGAACCTCAAACTTGAAGTAGTCTCTCAACTCATATTCAATGTGAGGTTCACACGCAATCTTTAAAAATACTTCGTTAGACTTTTGAATACTGAGATCATGAGTGTTATCCATATCCTGCCTGGAATTTGAGGAAATCAATAGCATTCTTTATCTGATAGGTCCTGTTCTGGATTACCTTTAGAATACTTTCCAAATAGTTCAAAGTGACATCATAATATTCAACCTTCAAACTTATCTGGGATAATTTGTTATCTGCGTCAAGGTATTTTTGTAGAGTATCTTTATCTCTTACTTTTTTAGGGAATGGTGATTCCAGATATACTTCAGGATCTGCTTTGCCCGTGAAGTACTCATATCTTTCATGCCTGACGTTTTTGCGAGTTTGTTCTGATTTTTTCTTAAGAAGAATTACTGTATTGTATATCTCAAAATATTTAGCATGTAATGCTGGGACCTTAATTGACTCATCATGTAGATTATCCATGTTAATTTGGGAATCTTTATCCCACATCTTTTGGATAGATTCAAGATCGATCATAGTCTAGTTCCTTCAGGATCCGTTATATTGTAGATAGTATACTTGAAATCGACCTCTGCAGTAAAGTATTCTGTGTCTGTGTTAGTGGCATCAAATGTCAATTCTGATAAGTTGTATGGGAACATGTCAGTAAACTCAACATTAAATTGAGTTCTTTGATTGCTGTTCATTACTGATAGTGTTCCATCAGAGTATATGTTCATCCCATTTCCATCATGTCTAATCTGAGTTGCATCTGATTTTTGCAATTTAAAGATTTCTTTTTGAGATTCTGGAAATCCAAGACCTCTCAACCATCTGTGAATTTGCATGTAATTCTCTAAATTTTCATCAACGATAAAACTTAGAGTAAAATCTCCATATTGTAACTTGTCCCCAGGAAGATCAATATTCTTCAGATATGTGGGTTGCTCAGCAATACCAAGAGTGAGTCCTGGAATATTTGCTTTGTTTGAAAAGAATGATACCTTACGAGCTCTACTCAGAGTAAATCTAAATCCAATAGATGATAGAAAATTCCTATTCTCTATTTGATTACTGTATGCATTTCCTACGTTCATTTTATTTTCTCCTGAAGATTTTTGATCATGTACTCACCAAGTTGCTTATATCCGTCATTCTTTGGATGATAAGTATATGGATTTAATAAATTATGCCTACAAGCATATCTAAAATCATCAGCGAAGAATGTTGGTAGTTTTCCTAACTTTGTTGTCTTCCTATGATTATCTACAAGAACCGATAATAAATCTCTTCTA